ACTTCTGCTCCTGTATATGGAAATGGAAAAACATTAGGTCTAACTGACGGTAGTATTTATACCGGACTTGCACGTGGTGCGTCTGTAATTATGCCTTCTAGTGGTAGTTATAATGCTTTCGTTGGTTCTACTCCGTCTGGAACTGATACAACTCCATTAAAAACTATAGGTGTAGTTACTAATGGTGAATCTGGCTTATATGCAGATTTATCTACAGCGACAGCTGCAACAATTAATCAACTACGTCAATCATTCCAAATCCAAAAGCTACTTGAAAGGGACGCACGTGGAGGAACTCGTTATACAGAAATCATCCGCTCACATTTTGGGGTTATCTCCCCAGATGCTCGGTTACAGCGCCCTGAGTATATTGGTGGTGGTTCTACTCCTATTAATATTAACCCCATTGCGCAAACATCAGGTACGTCAGCAAGTGGAACAACTACCCCTTTGGGCACACTTGCTGCTATGGGTACTGCCCTTGCTCATCGTCATGGCTTTACTCAATCATTTACTGAACATGGCGTAATCCTTGGTTTAGTATCTGTACGTGCAGATCTAACATATCAACAAGGTTTAGCGAAAATGTGGTCTCGCTCTACTAGATATGATTTCTACTTCCCAGCTTTTGCAACCTTAGGCGAACAAGCCGTCCTCAATAAGGAAATATATGTTACTGGAAACGCAACGCAAGACAACTCTGTATTTGGTTATCAAGAACGTTGGGCCGAATATCGCTATTACCCTTCTCGTATTTCTTCTCTTTTCCGCAGTACTGCTGCCGGAACTATAGATGGATGGCATCTTGCTCAGAAATTTACTGCATTACCAACACTGAATTCCACATTCATTACCGAAGCTCCACCTGTATCACGTATTCTTGCGGTAGGTGCATCAGCTAATGGACAACAATTCATCTTTGATTCTTTCTTTGATGTTAAGAAAGCAAGACCAATGCCAATGTACTCTGTACCTGGCTTAATCGATCATTTTTAATATGTTTGACGCTATAGTCGGTGGACTCACCTCTTTAATTGGAGGTGAACGTCAAAATGCTGCTGCTGCTGATCGTGCAGAAAGTGCTCAAAACTTTTCTGCTCAACAATATGCAACTCGTTATCAAACAACTGTAAAAGATCTTGAAGCAGCTGGTTTAAATCCCATGCTGGCTTATTCTCAAGGTCCTGGAACATCACCAACTGGGGTTCAAGCCCCAGTAACTAATTCCCTAGGCTCTGCCGTTGAGGGATATCAAAAAGGCAAAGCGGTTTCATCCGCTGCCGAACTACAAAGAGAGCAAGCGGAAGCTGCGAAATCTCAAGTAACTCTGAACTCGGCTACAGCTGCTAAAGCTATTGCCGATGCCGAAGTCTCGAAAGAGCAAGCCGAATTAATCCGAATTGATCGCCAAAAGCGAGAAAAAGAGGTACCTCTTGTACAACAACAAACTCAAACTCAGCAAGAACTCGCCCAGGCTTATATACAACAAGCTGGCGCCTCTGCTGCTCAAGCTGCTAAAGCTTATGAAGAAATTAAGAATATTTCTCAACAAAACCAAAATTTAAGAGCAGAATTACAACGTATGCAACAAGCTAACGATCAATCTGCTCCTGAATCAGATATTGCTAAAAAGTATCCTACCTTTTACTATCTATTTCATAAACTAATGCCTTCCTTATCAGGAAGCATTGGTAAACCCTTTCAATTCACTAGATAAGGAAACAAAATGGCAATAAAATCTCCATTTTTACGAACACCCTATAACTACGACACGAATGCTGCATCAGATGAGTCAGGGTTGCATTGTGAGGATGCAACTCTGGCTCAGCAGCATTTCAAAGACGAATGTGATATTAACAATATTCTTCGTCAATTTAACGTTACCGGACTTCTTCCAGAAGCCCCATTAGCGCCTCGCTATGGCGATTTCTCGGGTATTACTGACTACCATACCGCGATGAATGCTGTTATCGCAGCAGAAGACGGCTTTATGGCTTTGCCAGCCGATCTTAGGGCTCGTTTTCAAAACGATCCAGCCCAACTCATCGACTTTTTAAGCGATGAAAATAACCGCCAGGAGGCGGAAAATCTCGGTCTTTTGGATGCCAAAACGACCGAAAGCACAGTTACTCCACTTGATGTAACTGTGCTAGGTGACACCGCTCCTAAAAAATCCGATTAACCAAGGACAAAAAAATGAAAACTTTGCACCGCAAAATGGTCAATAAACGGAAGTCTGCTAAGACCTTCCGTAGTCATGCCAAGCATACAAAATCTGCAAATATGCAAAAAGCCCCACAGCGTGGAGGCTGGAGGCTCTAATAAAGCCTCCGGACACCTCACATGTCCTGTGTTAATCCCCTCAAAGCATTTCAATGCTTTGACAAATCAATCGTTTTCGATGAAATTCGAAAACATGATATCGTTCGCTCCCTATCATTGCCTTGTGGGCAATGTGTAGGGTGCAGACTTGAACGATCAAGACAATGGGCCATGCGTTGTATGCATGAAGCCCAATCTCATTCACAAAATTGTTTCATAACTCTCACATATGACGATACACATCTCCCAGGCGATGGCTCGCTACATTACAAAGACTTTCAACTGTTCCTTAAAAGACTTCGAAAAAAATTCAAATTCAATAGAATCCGTTACTACATGGCTGGAGAATATGGCGAAAATTTCGGCAGACCACACTTCCATGCCTGTCTCTTCGGAATCGACTTTCATGATAAAAAACTATGGAAAAGGACTTCCGCTGGTTCTATGTTATATCGATCCCAAGACCTTGAAACTTTGTGGCCATTTGGTTATTCCTCCGTTGGAGACGTTAACTTCGAATCAGCTGCATACACTGCTCGATATATAATGAAAAAACAAACTGGCAAAAATGCCTATTGGCATTACTCCTATTCTGACTTAGAAACGGGGGAAATTATTACTAAAACCCCCGAATTCAATAAAATGTCCTTAAAACCCGGCATTGGTGCCGACTGGTACAAAAAATATAAAAGTGATGTATATCCTAACGACTACGTGGTAGTACGTGGAAAAAAAACAAGGCCTCCCAAGGCCTACGATAAAATGTATAAAAAATCAAATCCTTACGAATATGATGAACTACTTTACAAACGCGAAAAAAACGCTAAACTAAACCCCGATAATCACGATCCTAAAAGATTGGATGCGAAGCGACAAATCTTGGAACAAAAATTATCACTTTTAAAACGTACCCTCACATAAGGACTATCCTCATGAAATACGCTGTCTGTGCTGTAAAAGACCGGGCTGTAGATGCCTACAACCGCCCTATCTATGTACCTACTGTAGGAGTCGCAATTCGTTCATTTACTGACGAAGTAAACCGTAAAGACTCCGAACTAGCTACCCATCCTGAAGACTACGATTTATATGAACTCGGTAATTGGGATGACCAAACCGCAATCTATACACCTCTTGAAGCACCTAGGGTAATTACTAGGGCTCAAGATATACAAACCAAAGACTAAGTCTTTAAACTCAGGGTAGAGATTTGGTAACAAATCTCACCCAACTAACTCCGGAGCCTAAATAACATGCATCGTAATAAGTCGGTAGACATTCATCAATTTACAATGATTCCAAAAGCGGATATTCCCCGCTCATCATTTGATTGTCAGTCAACACATAAAACAACATTCGATGCTGGCAATCTCGTCCCAGTATATGTGGACGAAGTACTTCCCGGAGACACATTTAAGCTAAATATGACGGCATTTGCCCGTCTAGCTACGCCTTTATACCCAACCATGGACAATCTTGTCCTGGATTCATTTTTCTTCTTTGTACCCAATAGACTTATTTGGGACAATTGGCAAAAATTTATGGGTCAACAAAATAACCCGGGAGATTCAATCTCCTACGTGGTTCCACAACAGGTGTCACCAGCCGGTGGTTATGCCATCGGCTCATTGCAAGACTATATGGGCTTGCCTACTGTCGGTCAGGTAACTGCCGGCTCAACTGTAAGTCATTGTGCTTTTTGGCCTCGTGCTTACAATCTCATCTATAACGAATGGTTTAGAGATGAAAACTTACAAAATTCTGTAGTCGTGGACACAGGTGATGGTCCCGATACAGTCACAAACTATACAATGCTCAAGCGTGGAAAACGCAAAGATTATTTTACATCTGCGCTGCCTTGGCCTCAGAAAGGTAATTCAGTTTCACTACCTTTAGGAACTTCTGCTCCTGTATATGGAAATGGAAAAACATTAGGTCTAACTGACGGTAGTATTTATACCGGACTTGCACGTGGTGCGTCTGTAATTATGCCTTCTAGTGGTAGTTATAATGCTTTCGTTGGTTTTACTCCGTCTGGAACTGATACAACTCCATTAAAAACTATAGGTGTAGTTACTAATGGTGAATCTGGCTTATATGCAGATTTATCTA